TGCGGTTTTCATGCCCACGTTGATGCCCGTAGTCAGACCGCCGCCGATTTCTTTACCAGCTTTTTGGGCGATGGTTTTGGTGGCGCTGCCCACGGGTTTCCCGGCGATCACCTCACCGAGAACGGAGCCGTCAGGCGGGGTGGGCGCCTGTTTCATCCCTTCGATGAAGCCCTGCGAAAAGCTTTTGGCTCCTTCGCGGCCGGCTGAGAGGAACGCTTTGGCCAGCCCGCTGATCTGGGGGGCGACGTTGATGAAGACGGTGCCCAGCTCGCCGCCGCCGCCGGTGGGGGCGGTCATCGCCACACCCGCGAGTGCGCTCTGCCGGTTTTCAGTTCCCCTTTGTCCCGTTTCTCATCCAGGGCGTCCATTTCGGCCCAGGTCATGACGTCGGCGGGGAACAACTGTTCGCCCGGTGAGCGGTCCCCGATGCCGGGGCGTTCATAGGGTCCGGACAGTTTCGCCACCCCGGACTGAGTCTCGGTTAGGTTCGCCAGCAGATGGTCGGTGCGGGACCAGCCGTTGTCGATGAAGTAGCGCAGCGACGATGACGGGGGGGCGCCGACAACGATGGACACCATGTCCGAAAGTGTGAGGGTGGTGAACATGTCGGACACCCGATACCCCAGCGCCAGCACGTCGCGGACCAGTGCGTGCCAGTATCTGCCCACCGCGGCGGTGAGCATCAGGATTCCCCCGGCGGCTCCCCACCCTGCGGCCGGGTGATCGGGGCGAACCACGACGTAAACATTTTCGATTGTTCGGCGGCATCCGTGTCACCCAGCCGCGCCACTTGTAGCCGGATGTTTTTGGGAACCCCGGCCAGGATCAGCCACTCAAACGATTGGAACATTTCGTTAAGGTCATAGATCGTGGCGAAGAATTCCTGGGTGGTTTTCACCGTGTTGATATGCGGGAGCACGATCGGATCCCCGCCACCCTTGGGGCGCCACACGAACACCTCCCGATCCCCATAGGGGTGTTCGGGCACGTCGGGTTGCAGCTGGACGTCTATTTTTTCCGGTGGACGTGCGGGTGTAACGTTTGCGGCGGCACCGTTGACTTGGCCGGTCGATAACGGTGCCGCCTTGTTCCGGGGAACCGACGCCCGCTTAACAGCGGGGGCTGGGGTCATCAGGCAAATACCCCATCATCCCAATACTCATACGCGAAATTGTTGGAGTTGTCGGGTAAGGCTTCCACCGTCATATCGAACGTGGCCAATTCCTTATGCGACCATTTCGGCCCGGCCACAGTCGTGGGCCGACCATAGGGCAGGACCAGGCGGGCGGTCATCTTCATGTAATAGGCGTCGAACACCCAGATCCCGGTGTCCAAAAGTTGGCCGTTGATATTGGCGGTGATCAGGGTGCCCGTCGTCGCGGTCGCCGGGGTGGTTGTCACATTGGAGGCGCCGTGGGCGGCGGCCTGCACCTGGGCGTTCATCATCTGCAACAACCGGAACTTCAACTGCAAACCGTAATGGTCCTGCAGGATGGCGATCAGATTGCCGCCCCAGTCATACTGCTTGCCTTCCGGGCGGTCCTCGGTGCGGTCCAGCCCGTTCTGCTCCACCCGCCCCAACGTCACAAACGCGGGATCCAGGGCGCTGGTGGAGTCGGTGGGCAGGGTGGTGCCGAACGGAGCAAACCTGACACCACCGGTCACCTTGGGAGAGGGGGCGGCGATCTCGGCGACTTCAGCGATAACAGGTGCGGACACAACATCCCTCCATGCTCAACCATGCGGCAATGCACAAGCATCACCGATGGTTTAGCTTGCCACGCCGCCCCGTTATTTGTGTTGAGGGCACGCCGATACCTTGCCCGGGGATACGCCAGGTGAGCATGGCCCGGTATCGGGTCATGTTCACCAGCGGATCGTTTTGCCGCAACGGCGCGGCGGTCACCCAGGAATGCGCGACCCACCAGTCGGTGCCGTCCACGGTGATGGTGAACGATTTGACGCCCCTCGCCCCGTAGCCGAGCGCGGTACACAGGTTCGTCTCGGCTACGGTCTCCTGATTTTCGGGGCCGTAGCTGTGCAGAATCACACTGATGTCGAACAACAGTTCGTCGGTGCGCATGAACCCGCCCGCGGATTCCACCCGCAGCAGCGGCGCCACCATATCGGCGCTGGCCGCGGGTTTGGGCAGGCGGGTGATCACCGGCAGCGGCGCCATCAGCGGCGCGAAATAGGTGACGGCCAGCGCTTCCGCCGGCGGAGGAGCCACCCCATAATCAAGCACGGGCGCTGTCATTGGGCGGCGCTCCCACCGAAATGCGCCAACGTTTTGAGCAGGGTGGCGTTATGGGCGTCATCCAACATGGCGGCGAAATTGGAGGACCAGACGTTGGCGCGGGCCCGCCGCGAATCCGGCCAGTCATCCACGATGGTCACCGCGTATTCGGCGCCCTTCTGCACCGCCAGCGAATTGGCGTAGTCGCACATCTGGTTGACCTTGTCGGTCAAAGCGGCGACGACTTCGGGGCCGTGGAAAATCTTTTGGGCGATCGCACCCAACGCCGCCTTGTCGATCGTCATAGACGACCCGTCGCGGAAACGGTGCTCCCCGGCCCCGGTGTCCTCAACGCCGGGATCGGCGCCCTCGCCCGCCCCCACCAGCGGGGCGCTCATGTGATCCGCCGCAACTTCACCTGGCCCCCGGTCCACTTGTAAAGCTTGGGGAACGGGCCGGGGAAATCGTTGGTGGGGTCGCCGTTCACCCAGTACTGGGTGCCGCCGTCGTAGTTGCCGTCTTCGTCGACGGTGCCGCCCAAGATGACCCCGTCGGAAGCGTGATAGTCCTGCGGATTGGGCACCGCCATATCCAGGGTGGTTTCGATGCGATCCAGAAACTCCGGGGAGATCACTTCGCTGGAGGAGCCGATGCGGCCGGCCTGGTTATAGGAGTAGACGTAGCGGATGACCGGGGCGCCGTCGATGATCGGATGATTCCCGTGCGTGTCGGTGGTGGTGGTGTCCACCGTGCGGGGAATGTGCAGCACCGGCCAGGGCGCCGGGATCTTCACGCCACCACCGGCAGCCGGTAGGGGGACAGCCGATCCATCTGCTCACTATTGAGGTTCAGGCCGGCGTTGCGGGTCAGGGTCAGCTGATAGCCCGGGGTGGTGATCCCACTAACGTTGCCGGCGGTCATCTCCGCCGCGACTTCGGCCAGCTCGTAGGCGACAGCTTTCACATCCGCCGGCACCGCCGGGTAGCCATGCGTGAACGTGACGGTGGCATACCCGAAGTTCAGCCACGGCAGATAGGCGGGAGTGTCCGGGCCGTAGTAGTAGCCGCTATAGGAGCCCCACCACCAGCCCGTCCCCAAACCCAAAGGCTGGATATAGCCGGTGGCGAACCATTCATACATGTCGGGATCCAACACGACATCGGTGTCCACGCCGGTCTGGATGGACACCGAGGACACCCCTGTCACATACAGCGAAGGCAGCATGATCCGCCCATTGCTGCGGACCCGCAGTTTGTCGATCGTGTTGGTGTCATTCGGGTAGATGCGCCAGCCGCAGTATTTGCGGATCCGCGCCCCGGCCACCGCCAGGAAATAGTTGGGATCCTGCGCCTGGAAAGACGCCCAGTCCGGGTCATTAGGGTCGCACAGTGGCGGGTAGTTATCCCGTGGGGGTGCTGACACCGGACTGGGCGCAGTCACTGTTCCGCCTCTTCGAGTAGCGCGATCAGTTCATGTTTGCGGGCACTCGCCGGGTATTCGACACCGACCTGCTCCAACGCGTCTTTGAGCTCAGCGACCGTCCAGCCCTCCAGATCCGCCGTCGCGGCTTCCTCCTCATCCCACAGCGACGGCTGCTCATCGGGTTCGTTGTCGGGCGGCGCCCCGGTCATGGGTTCGGCCGACGCAAACGGCTCAAGCGGGATTCCGAAATCGTCGTCCACCAGGACCACGACGTCACCCGGCTCGGCGGGCAGCGACTTCGCCAGTTCCACCAAATGATCGGGCACCGGCACCCCCGCATGCTTGTGCCGATCCACCCCGTCGATGATCGATGCCGCCCACGCGGCGTCCGGGTCGCGGACATACATTTTCCCCGGCGGCGGCGGCGGGGTGCGCCCGAACCGGCCGAGCGTCACCGCGACCATGATCAGGCCACGGCGATGCTGGTGGTCGTCGTCGTGATCTGACCAGACGAACCCCAACCCGGGGCCGTCGCATGCACCGACTGCAGCCAGTTATGCAGCGCGAGCACGGTGCAGGGGGTGGTCAGGGCGCCGGGCGGCACCTTGATACCGGAGGTTTGTTCGGGCGAATCTTTGGTGGTAGTAGCCATGAGCAAAGCCTAACGCCAGGGCATGTCACGAAGCACGACGACGCGCTAGCTCCTCCTGCCAGTATTCGTGATACTCCGCCGCAGCTCGCATCACCGCCGGATCGTCATGGAAGTTTCCGAGATTGCAGTCAGAACACAACAGACCACGAACGCAGTTGCCACATGAACGAACACCAGGACAGCACCTATGATCGTGGTCAACACACAATTTTTTACCGTTCGGCGGCTTCCCGCAGATGGCGCAGCCACCACCCTGCTCAGCTAGAGTCTCCTTATACCAAGGCAAACGACGGCGATACCGCGACCAAAGAACCTTGTTGAAATGACCGTCAGGATCTTCCTTCCGCTTACGTTTTTCTCGTGCCCGGGACTTATCGGCATTTTTCGCATAATGTTCGCGGTCCTGTTTTTTGGTCTTCTCGGGATCGCGTTGTCGCAGCTCAGACTTATATTTCACCTCGCACTCTTTGCAAAACCAATTTTTGTCGGATCTTCCGCCTTGGCTTGGCGACTTAGCACGGAACATGCTTCCTAATCCGCAGCCAAATCGCTTATTCATTCGACAGTCACGCACGCCGCAGTTGTAGATGCCCTCAATTTTGCAACGCGGATCACTCAACCCTAACGGCAGCAGACCTTCCGGGCCCCAGACCTTAATCCTCTTCGCTGGATCAAGATCCGCATAGGAGAACAAACCATCATCGGCCACGTCGACTCCTACCAGTCAAGGCATTGCCCAGCCGTTGGGCAATGCCCAAAAGCAGGCTAACCCACCGGTCTGGTAGGAGACCGGTGGGCTAGCGGCGTGTTTCTAACTAAAACGTTGGTGCGGTCAAACCGGTGATTTGCACGACCGACTGCGGGTAGCGGGCGGCCGTGAAAGCCAGATAGTTGTACACCTGCAGCAACACGGTCAAGTTTACTGCCCTCGTCTCGGGGAGCACCCTCGCTCTTATTCCAGACTCCCATAATATGAGGTCAGACGAGCGCATCACGTACACGATGTCCTCAGTTCCAGCCCCGGAGTTGGTTGCTATGTTCGGGTCTGTCACGACGGGCAGTCCGTGGATGTTTCCGACGACCTGCTGGGAATCCACATCCGTCAAAATGCCGGCGGCGTTGAACGGCATGTTGCCGTTCGGCAGCACCAGCGGGCGTTGCTGCCCGTCGAGCAGGGACAGGAACCAGCCCCACCGCCGGGGGTGCATGACGATCACTTCGGGCGGCAGGAAGCGGGTGGTGTGCACGGTTTGCACCGCGTTCGCCAGGGCGCTGTACACGCCGGCGATGGTGACTGCCGACGCGGCGACCGATGTGATACCCGGCGTGTTCCCGACCCCCAGTACTTGGCCGCTGGATCCGCTGCCGCCGATGACCTGGGTGTCCAGGACGGCGGCGTGCGCGGCGACCAGGTCACGGAACACCACGTCGTCGAACGCGATCGGTGACTGGTCGATCAGCTGGATCGCCACCCCCTGCTGCCCCGAAATTGTTCGCACCGGCGCATTGATAAATGTATCTGTCAGGGCGGTTTCCGACACGGCGGTGTTGTCGGCGGTCTGCACGCCGACGGTGGTGCCGGTCAACATCTTCGGCACATTGATAGAATCCGTACCGCCGGGCAGGGTTTGGCGTTGGGTGACGTTCGCGAACGCCCGCCCCGGGCGGGCGTAGGTCACGTACTGATCCATCAGCCACGCCGGCGGCACCGCGTAGCCGCCCGAGCCGTCGACCCGGGAAATGTCGGCGCGGTACTCCTGGTATTCGGGGTTGTTGGCGACATCTTGGGCGTGGTCGAACAGCCGGCGCCGCGACTCCCCGTCGGGGTCGAGGTTCATCGTCAACCGGATCAGGTCTTTCACATACGAGCGCTGGTGCCGGTTTTCTTTGGTGTAGACCGCGGATTCTTTGACGTGGATGGCCGCTTGCTGGGTGTGCCGGACTTTGGCGAGGTTGTTGGCGATGGTCCCCGAGCGGCGGACTTCTTCGCCGACCTCTTGAATGCGTTTGTCGAGGGCTTCGATGTTTTCCCCGAGGCCCCGCATCTCGTCGACATGCGCGCGTACTTCGGCGTCTTCTTCGGCGGACAGGGTGTCGCCGTGCTGGTCTTTGGCGACCATCAGGATGGCGGTGGCTTTGCGTTCCAGGTTGTCGCGTTTTTCCACCAGTTGGGCGCGCTGGTCGATGAGTCGTTTGAGGAATTCTTCCATCGAGTTGTTTTCGACGGCATCAGTGCTGGGCATGACGGCGGCTCTTTCTTTAGGCGTGACAGGGTGAGGGGTTGACCGTGCCGGCCGTGCCCGTGCCGGGCCGCCGCCGTTCTGTGCCAGATTCGCGACTGGGTGCTGATGGTAGCAGTTAGGGGGCCAGGGTTGGGGGCAGCGACACGCGGATCTTGTCGAGTTCGGCGAGGCGGGCGGTGATGCTGCGCAGCCCGGCGGGGTCGGCGGCTTCACGCACCATGCGCAGCGCCGCGCTGATCGCGCCCACGCTGATGGTGTCGTTGGTGGGGCAGCCGAACGCTTCCTCGTCACACCCCTCGACATCCTCCTCGTCGTCTTCGTCGTCGTTTTTGGTGTAGGGGACTTCGGTGGGGTCGGCGGGCCCCAGCGGCAGATAGTCGCCGCGGACGACGGCGGGCGCGGGCGCGCTGTAGGGGATCGGCGGCTCCGACTTCTTGTCGTCATCGCTGATGTCGACCCCGAGCCGCTTACCCGCCGACTTGATCCGGCCCAGGATCGCCTGGTACTGCTCCGCGGTGTAGCGGCCCTTGTTCTGAGCGAGCCGGGCCGCCGCGTTCCGTACCCGCGCAGCAGTGTTGAGCGGGTAGCGTTTCACACCGTTGCCGCCTTTGGCGGGATTGCCCTGCGCGTCGAGGTAGCCGGGATCGCCGAAATTCTCCACCTCGGCGTACTTTTTGGGTTTGTCGGCGCGGTAAGTGTGGGCGACCGCGTCCAAAGCATCAGCCAGACTCGCGTCCAGGCGGCGCAACTCCACCAGCTGCCCCTCCGACAGGGCGGCGGCGGCCTCCAGCGCGTCCCCGATCGCCACCTGGGTCGCCGAGTTGGCGCCGTAGTTCACCACGCTGACATCGCCGTGGTGCAGCGACACCTCGGTGATGGTCCGCTGGGTGTACGACTGATCCCACAGCTGGTCTTTGACCCGGAACCCGAAGCTCATTTCGTCCATGTTGGAGCGGCCGTTGGCTTGCGGTTTGAGTTTCGGGATCAGCCTT